CTGAAACCAGTGCATTAAAAATATACGAACCCGTGTCAACATAAGTTTCTGTCTCGTCTATGTCTGATGCTAGTTTCGTATAGTCATCACCAATTTCTTTTACGATTTCTTTCAAAAAGTCCATCACGCAATCATCCCGTATTCTTCACGAAGTATTTTTTTATAAGGTAAATCTTGCTCTCTAAGTTCCTTTACCAGTTTGAGCTTTTGAAATAATGCAATATCTCCACCAAGAGACATAGCATTAATAATAGTATTCAGTTCTTCATCGTTAATAGGTAAATCCATTTTATTTAATAGTGAAATCGTAATTTACAATTAATCTACTTTTATTTCTTATAGGATTATTTCCAGAGTGATATATATCACCTCTGAATACAAGAATATTTCCTTTTCTAGGAGTTATTCTAGCACGAATAGTTGGTTTTTCAAAAACTAAATTAGTATTATCTCTAGTTTCATTAAATAAAAAAGTATCTCCATCAGAATCATTAACATAATAGATTAAACTATAATATTTTTTATCCATTGAAAAATCAACATGTGGTCCACAGTACTTACTTTCATTATGTCCAGGAAATTGACAGGTAAGTCTAGCTCTTACTCTTAGTATTTCGTCAATTAAAAAATTGCATTCTTTTTCAACAAACATCAATAAAAATAAAAATATATCACAATATTGTGAAATTTTTTCTCCATCACTATAGAGAGCGTGTGTTAGTCCAGGAGGATCTATTACATTTTCATCGCATTTAAGTAAACATTTGGATTGTTCAGAAGTTTTCCCCCATATTCCTTCATTATAAAACCAAGGAAAATCACCGGATGTAAATAATGCTTCTATTTGATTTTTTAAAGTTTGTGGAACAAAATTTTCAATTAAACAATATCCATTTTTTAAAATTTCTTCATTCATATAAAAAATGTCTCAAGGTTTGCTTTTTTTTCTACACTCCACCCAATTGAATCAAGAATAATCTTGAGTGGTTCTAGAAATGCTTTCTCAAATTGTAAGTCATAGTCTATGTATTTGTCAAGATTGAGTTCCTTAGGAAATTCTTGAATGAAAGAAATTACATTCTCATGAATAATATTTGGTTTCTTCAAAAAAATGTATTTGATTTTTTCTCCATTGTTAATCAATGAATACTTGTGAGTGAGTTTATTTTGTTTAATATAGTGATTGAATAGAAGTGCTCCACGAACGTGAATTGGAGTTCCTTTAGAATAAATGTCAGAAGAAGAGAAATATTTCTGAACATCAGATGCTGAACGAGGGAAAGAAATCTGTTCAGGAGAAAGTGATTTAAACTTTTTACGACACTTTTCAATAAACTTAATCATATCATCTTCAGTTCCACTCATCATAATTTTGAATGAATCTTTCAACATCTTCCTGCTTGGTGCAGGTGTTGAAGATTTAATTGCTTCAATACCTTTGATTTTAAGTTTTGGTTCATCGTAACGAACACCTTCACTATCCCATACACTTAAAATGTATCGTTTCTTTGCAGTCCAAATTCCACGTTCAGCAATGCATTCACGTTTCATAATCATCTTCTGCTCATAAGCATTCACATACTCAGCCAATTCTTGGTAAGAACTTTCAATATACTTTTCAAATTCCACTTGACAGATCTTATCAAGGAACGAAACAATGCTTTGAGTAGTTTTCTCTCTTCCCTCGTATACAGTCTCAACCAGAGGACCCATATTGACATAAAGAGAATCGGTATCAGAAGCAATAACATAATCAACATCCTGCGTTTTAAGAATTTTATTCAAATATGAATTTACTTTATTCATAATCCATTGAATCGAAACCTGTCCAGAGAGAGTGATTGCCTCTGCGTTTGCGAGTTTGTAATAACGGAAATACTGATTACCGATAGCACCATAAGCAGAGTTGAGTTGGATCTTACGTGCCATTTGAATATTATTACAACGGGCAATTTCTTTTACTAGTTCTTTATTCTTAGTCTTCTCATATTCTTGCTCTGCAGCAAGCATTTTCTTCTTGAAGATTACACGTTCATTATAAATTTTCTCCATTAATTCGGGGAGAAATCCACGAACATCTTTACGATACATTGCCCCATTAGCACATACCGCATAGTCTTTATACATCTCAAATGTAAGTTCTTTATTGAGAATTTTTTCAGTATTTACATTTGGATGTCTCTCTTCCAAAAGAGTTTCGGGACTGATATTATATTGCATAATAAGGTGAGGATACAGTGAGTTAAGGTCAAAACTCACAACCCAATCATACTTTCCTGGGATTGGTTCTTTTACATATGCACCTTCATACTTTTCATTTTTGTGAGACTTGTTTTTTGGGGGGATAACAATATTCCTCTTTTTCAAATATGTGTAGATAATATTATCCCACATACGGACTTGGTAGAACACATCAGCATAGTTTACTTTGGCGTCATATGCCATCGTTAATGCCAACTCAATGAGTTTCATCTTGTCTTCCAAACGGTCAACAAGCTCTACATCAACAATATTATATTCAATAAACTTTTGCCATCCTTGAGTGTAGAAGTCTTTAAAGGTATCAAACTCAGAGTGATCTAGTTTTTTCTGCCCAAGTTCTACTTCAGCAATGTAATCAAGACGATATGATTCTTGATTCTTGTAAGTAAACTTTTTATAAAGGTCAAGATAATCAAGTTGTGTCAATCCACCAACATCAAAAGTAGTATGCTTTCTACCTTGAATATAAGTTTCTCCTTCAGTTACAAGTCCCCAGTTAGAGAAACGTTTCATCAGTTTCTCACCAAGAACACGATTCAATCTTTTACAGATATAGGGAATATCATACAACTGAATGTTCCAACCAGTCACAACATCGGGAACGTCAATCATCCAATGATTAATAAAATGATTTAAAAGTTCATACTCAGATGGGCAATGATGATATGTTACATCATTTCTAGTATTCTTAAAAGGTTTAACCCCCCAAGTGATAATCTTTTTAGTGGTATAATCTTGAATAGAGATAGAAAGAATTTCTTCAGAACAAGATTCCACATCAGGGAAACCCTCTTCCGAAGCAACCTCAATATCCAAAGTTACTAGTTTGATTTTACTGATATCAAATTTAATTTCATCCTCTGGATATTTCTCCGAGATGTATTGATAGATGTATCTATCGTTGCCATAGATTTCAAATCCATCTACGCCTTCATACTTACTGTAAAAGTCTCGGCAGTCTCGGATAGTTCCTGGATTAATAGGTTCTACTGCTTCACCACTTAATGCTCTATGCTTGGACTTTTTATTCGTTTTTACATAAAGAGTTGGGAAGAACTCATCTCTTGTCTCAAATCGTTTACCATTATCTACTCCACGAACCAAAAATTGATTTCCAATCAATTGAACATTAGTGTAAAATTTCATTCTTTAGTCAATCTTTCATATTTTTCAAGTAAGGTCGGAGTTGGATCTGCAAGTGTCAGAATCTTATCTGAACTCATCATAAATGTATCTTGCTGGGCATAACCACAAAGAAAAGGTTCCAATGTTTTATCACTTTTTACAACAAAAGGATTAATTAATTTGCAATCAGGTTCACCAATATCTGCAGATATTTCTTTAATCTGCGTTATCAGAATTAGGTTGTTCAGTAGTGCCAATATTTTGACTAGTTTTGGTTGGTTTTCCATTTTTATTCTTTTCGGTAATTCGTTGATTGTACATATCTTCCACTTGATTAACTGGTTCAACAATAGTCACAACCCAGTCGGAAGGAATTGGAATTTCTCTTTGTTCAGAAAGTGGAATATAGGGGTAAAAAGTTACCTCTACTTGTTTTGAAATACTTTTACTGGTTTCGTCGGTTATGTGACCACTTTCAATCTTAACAACATATGGAGTATTAAGAAGATAACCTACAGTTTTTTCCCCAACAGATAACTCTTTAACATCCGCAATTATATCTTCCCCAGATTTCAAAAGCAGTAATTTTACAGTCATAATCCTAAAGTTCCTTCTAATATTTTACCAATAAAAATGGG